TATATTTTAATTTAAGGTGATAATATGACAACTAAAAAAAATAATAATATAAAAGATATAGTTGAAAGACAAAAGGAATATCAAGATTTTTTAGAGTTATGTAAATATATAGAGATAGAAATTTTACAATATCCTAAAGGAGTTACATTAAAAACCAAACCTTGTTTGCGTTTAAAAGGATTAGCAAAAGGTATTTTTATGGCTAACAATAAAACTAAATCAAGAGGTGAATATTCATATAAAGTTATCTTATATACATTTAAAGCTTATAAACAAGTAATTTTACAAGGATTTAAAAATAAAGAAGCTAGTTTTAATAATGATATGCATAAATTTAATTATTGCATGGTAATCATAGAAAAAAATATAAATGATGTATGTATTAGGTTAGAAAAAGCACGAAAATCTAAAGAGAAAGCTGAAAATTTAAATTTAGATAATATTAAAAATAAAGGAGCTGAATATAAAACAAAAACTAAAAAAACTAATGATAAACTAAATAATTTATGGTAAAGAGGTGGAAAATGACCGAAAAAGCACAGACAAAAAATAAACTTACACCTTTTGAAGAAGAATTAATTAAAGCTATGAAAAAAGTAAAAGAATTTAAAGTTAACTGTGAATCAAATATTATTTCTATATTATGGAAAAATACTGATCTATATTTTACATATGATAATTTAAAATTAAAAAGTTTTTCAGAAAATAGGTGGAGAGTATATTGGCAAATAGGATATGATATTGTTATAAAAGAAAAAAAACAAGTGTTAGATGATATTACTGTAGGATTATATTTAGAAAAACATTTAAAATTAAAAGATAAATACGAAGAATATGGTGGATATAATTACATAAATAAAGCAAAAGAATATGTTCAAATAAATAATATAGAAGGATATATAGAAGAATTAAATAAATGGAATGTTGTTTTACAATTATTAAGAAAAAAATTTCCAATATATGATAGAATAAAAGATTTTGCAGATATGACAATGAATGAAATATATGATGAATATGAAGCTGTCCTTAATCATATATTTATTAATGTTGATGGGGATGACAAAACTTATGATATTGTAGACGGAATTGATGATTTAATTGAAGAATTAGACAAGGGAATTGCCATAGGATTACCACTATATAATTCGCCAATGCTTACTAAGGAAGTGGGCGGTAACCTTGAAGGGAATATTACATTGATTGGTGGTTTAAGTGGAGCAGGAAAAACAACATTATCAAGAAATTTAGTTTTAGGTAATATTATTACACACAAAGAAAAAATAATAATTATAATAAACGAAGAAGGAAAAGATAAATGGCAACGTGAATATTTGGTATGGATTGCAAATAATATTTTTAAAAAAGATTTACAAAAATATATTGTTAGAGATGGAAAGTATTCACCAGAAGTAAAAGAATTATTAAAAAAATGTTCTGAATGGGCAAAAAAACATGAAAAAACAATAATGTTAAAGCCATTTCAAAAATATACTACTGCAAAAGCAATTAAAACTATAAGAAAATATGCAAGTATGGGCATAAAATATTTTATGTTAGATACCTATAAGGCAGATACCCAAACTAATGATAAAGATTCTTATTGGTTTAATATGCAACAAAATATGGTGGAAATATATGATACTATAAAATCAGAATCAAAAAATGTACATATATGGATTACATTTCAGTTGACAAAAAGCAGTTCAAGACAAAAATATTATACACAAGAAAATATTGGTATGGCAAAAAATATAGTAGATGTTGCTTCAACTTGTATAATGATAAGACATTTATTCCCTGATGAATATAGCGGAGAAAAACATGCATTATATGTTTTTAGGAAAGAAGGTAAAAATGGAAAATCGGAAATTCCTGTTTCGTTAGACAAAAATAAAAATTATCAAATTTTATTTATTGTTAAAAATAGGGAAGGTGGAACAAATCAATATCAAATAGTTGTTGAACATGATTTAAGTAAAAATACATATAAAGAAATTGGATATTGTGTTGTTCCTTGTGATTGGTAATAATTAAAATAATTTAAAAGGTGCATGATTAATGTTAGCATATGAATTAAAAAAATACATAATAGATAATAATAAAATTATATGTATATTAGAAAATTTAAATTGTCATAGTATTAAAATATATAAAAAAAACTATAGATGTGGATTACCTAATCATCATAATAAAACTTCTATTTCTATTAAAGCAGATACATTAAAATGTAATATATTTTTACCAGATAATGAAACAATCTATGGTGATATTTTTACATTAATAATGCATCTTAAAAATTATACTTTTACACAAGCAAATCAATATATTCATAAAATTTTTAATTTACCATATTCATATCAAAAAATACAAAAGAAAAAAGATATAAAAACTAATTATGATCCATTAGATATTTTTTCAAAAATAAGACAACAAACTAATATAACTGAAATCAATATTGAAAAAATATATAATGACGATATTTTAAAAGAGTATATACCTTATCCACATATTGATTGGGTAAGAGAAGGAATAATGCCTTATACCTGTGAAGAATTTAAAATTGGCTATAGTTTAAAAAGTAAAAGAATTATTATTCCTCATAGATATTGGTCTGGAGCAGAAAATGAATATCTAGGTATAATAGGAAGAACTACAATTAAAGAATGGAAATTATTAGATATAGCAAAATATATAGCAGTAAAACCATTTTCTAAAAACATTAATTTATATGGATTGCAAGAAAATTATTTATATATACAAAAAGCAGGTTATATTTGTGTTTTTGAAGCTGAAAAATCTGTTTTAAAAGCACATTCTTGGAATGAAAAGATAGGTACTGCAGTTTGTGGTCATGGAATAAGTCCTGAGCAAGAAAGAATTTTAATATCTTTAAATGTTGAAATTATTATTGCTATGGATAATGAAATATCAATTAATTATGTAAGGGCATTATGTGATAAATTTTATAAAATTAGAAACGTTTCTTATATATATGATAAATATGAATTATTAGGAGGTAAAAAAGAAAAAAATAGTCCAGTGGATTGTGGGAAGAAAAAATTTGATTATTTATTAAATTATAGAATCAAATATGATGAATTAGAAAGGAGTAAATTTTTAAAATGGCAAGAAAAACATCAGAAGAAATAGAAATGATTAAGAAAAAAAATAATGTTAGTGATATTTATTCATGGTCAAAATATAATACATATAGAAATTCAAAATACGAATATTTTTTAAAATATATTTTAAAAGAAAAACAAGATAGAGAGGATGGGATATATGGTATATCTGGTAATGCAGCACATAATATAATGGAAGAATTTTATAAAAGCGAAATTGAATATAAAAAAATGATTGAATTGTATGAAGAAGCTCTTTTTAATTTTAATTTAGCAGAATTAAAATATGACAGAAGTGATGAAGAAAAGAATAAAAAAATAGCAAAAAAATACGAAGCTTGTTTAAGACATTTTTTTCAAAGCCATCAAATAATTGAAGGGAAAAATATTATTGAACAATTTATTACAATTTGGGTTGATAATTTTTTATTTCAAGGATATATTGATTTCTTAAATAAAAAAGATGATTGTTACATTATTACAGATTGGAAAACTTCAACTATATATTCAGGGCAAAAAATTAATAAAGAAAAAGGGCAGCTTGTATTATATGCAGAAGCATTAAGACAAAAGAGAGTTCCTTTAGAAAAAATAAAAATAAGATGGAATTTTCTTAAATATGTTGCTGTACAAAAACAATTAGTTAGTGGCAAAATAGCTATAAGTAATATTGAAAGAAATCAAATAGGTGAAAAATTAAAAGCATCTGCAAAAACATGGTTAAAAAAATCTAGTTTGCAATTAGATGAATTAGAAATTGAAGATTATTTAAGTCAAATGGTTATTACAAATGATATTAAATGTTTGCCAAATGATGTAAAAAATAAGTTTAAAATAAATGATTGTTATGTATATATTCCTTACAATTTAGAGGAAATAAATTTGTTAAAAGAAAAAATAAAAAAAACAATTGTTGAAATAAAAACAAAAGAATGTGAATATAATAAAACAAAAGATGAAAAAATTTGGTGGGAAGATGTTACTGAGAGACAAAGTTATTATTTTGCTAATTTATGTGGTTATAGTAGAAAATTACATAAACCTTATAATGAATATCTTGAACATAGAGAAATGTTTTTGAATAATAATAAAAAAGAAAAGAATGAAAAGGAAGAAGATTTAAGTTGGCTTAATGATTTATAATAATAAAAATAATAAAAGAGGTAAAACAATTGAGATATAATAATTATCATAAGCATGACCATTACTCTAATGTTAGAACTATTGATACAATTATAAAACCTATAGATTACATAAATAGAATTAAAGAGCTAAAGCACAATACTTTTTTTACAACTAATCATGGATGTTCGGGTAATATATTTGAAGCATATGAGTTATGTAAATTAAATAATATAAAATGTATTTTTGGAATGGAAATGTATTACGTAGATGATAGATTTCAAAAAGATAGGAGTAATTATCATATTATTGTCATAGGTTTAACTAAAAATGCTTATTATCAAATTAATAGAATTTCTTCTGAAGCAAATAAAAATGGTTTTTATTATCAGCCAAGAGTAGATATGAAATTATTATTATCTTTACCAAAAGATGAAGTAATTATAACTACTGCATGTATTAATAATAGAATATTTAATTGTAAAAAAGTAAATTCAGAAGAAGATAATGGTATTGATAGTTTTTTAGTTCCATTAAAAAAACATTTTAATTCTAATTTTATGTTAGAAGTACAAGATCATAATTATGAAATTCAAAAAAAATGGAATGAACAAATTTTAGAATTAAATAAAAAATATAATATAAAAATTATACATGGCAATGATAGTCATTATATTTATCCAGAACAAAATAATGATCGTATTTTATTCTTAAAAGGAAAAAATATAAATTATGGTAATGAAGATAGTTTTGTTTTAGATTATCCTGATTATAATACTATTATTCAAAGATATAAAAAACAAAATATTTTAAATGATAAACAAATACAAGAAGCATTAAATAATACATTAATATTTGATAAATCTGAAGATTTAAATTTTAATAAAGAAATAAAAATGCCAACAATTTATCCTGATTTATCTTCAAAAGAAAAAATGAATAAATTAAAAAAAATAATTGCAAAAAAATGGAATAAGGAAAAGATAAATATTTCAAAAGAAAAACATTATGAATATGAAAAAGCAATTTGTTTTGAAATGGATATAATTGAAAAAACTAATCATGTAAATACAGTAGATTATTTTTTAATTAATGAAAGAATAATTAATTTAGGTGTTAATAAATATCATGGAATACTTACTAAGACAGGTCGTGGATCAGCTGTGTCTTTTTATATAAATAAATTATTAGGATTTACCGAGGTTGATAGATTAGAATCAGCAGTTCCTTTATATCCTACAAGATTTATGAGTGTATCAAGAATTTTAGAAACAAAATCTTTACCAGATATAGATTTTAATACAGCAGATCCAAATCCATTTATTAAAGCTTCTAAGGAAGTTTTAGGAGAAGATTATATTTATTATATGATTGCTTATGGTAAAATGCAAGAATCAGAAGCATTTAGAAATTTATGTAGGGCAAAAGAATTAGAAGTAGTACAATATAATGAAGTTGCTAAAAATTTAGATCAATATAAAAATGATAAAAAATGGGGAGATTTAATTGAAGAATCTGAAAAATTTATTGGAGTTATAGATTCGATATCCCCCTCTCCATG